GTCCAGTGCTAGTTACGGGTTCTAGCGACACCCTATTTTGTGCCCGCACTTTATTTATCTAGTTTTAGCATTTCCAGATATAAATTTTATCTTGTTTCTTTTTGCCTTTCTTCAAGGCATTGGCTTTTTGTCCCATTTGTTGTAGCAGATCCTCTTCATCATCACAGGGTTGTAATCCATGCTTCAAAGCATCAGCATACATTTTTGGGCTAATATTAAAACAAACATGCCCGCCTGGCTGTATATGGTCCACACACTTTTGCCATAACGGAATAAAGAATGTTTCGTAAAATGCTCGATCACTATCCCATTCTTTCATGTGTTCGTATACTTCTAAATTAATATACGGAGGGCTAGTCAGCACAAAGTCATATTCAATCTTACTGAAGTCTACATTTAGACAAGAATCCCAAATCATGTTTAATTTTGGTTTATTGACAACTTCAAACACTTCATTGTTAAATCCTGTTTCTTCTTCCAAGAAAGCAATCATGTCAGTGTATGCCTGCTTCATTTCCACGTTGGTATCTATGCCTGTATAGTTGATACCCAGACTCCAAGCACCCAACATTCTACCACCCCAACCAGCTGTGGGATCTAACACATTCTTGGCCTTGTACTTCTTGTAGAGATACTTTGATGTGGTGCTTTTGAACATGACCACACTACCCAAATTGATTCTAAAACATTCAAATATATTGCCAGCGGCTGTACGTCCGCCACGATTGCGTTGGCGTGTGTTGTCTATCAGTTTGGCCCACGCTGCACTGTCATTATAGATATCATAGATAGTTTTGCCATCCTGTCTACGACATTTTAATAGATTTTTAAATTGATAGTGATATAGGAATGGATTGCCAGCAAAGTTATTCTTATTGGTTGTGGCATCAAACTTGTTTAAATTTTCAAGATCACGTTGTAGTTGTTTAGTTGTAATCTGTTTGTGATTTTCCAAATCCTGTAGTGTCACAGAACTTAGATGAGCATTGATTGGCTTTAGTGGTTTTGTTGTCATAATACATATTGTAGCACATTTTCCTCGCATTGTCTACGATTTGGATGGGAGAAATAATCAGTCATTTCTTTTTTGCCGCCTTGGAAATGCTGTTTGCGAGATTTTTGAACCCACCCACGTCCAAATTTATCAATAGCTTTCATTTTATCATTATATTCTTTGACAACTTTGGCAATGGCTGCTTCCTGTTCATCCATTAATTTTTGTTCTTCTTCACTGATAACATCTTTACCTTGAAATATAGTTGTGGCATTATTGCTACCCGAAGACAAAATATAAATGGTATTTGGTTTGGGAGTATTATCATTCCACATAGGAGCCGATGATTTTTGCCCGCTTTTACATTCACTGGCAATAAACCTTCCGTCAAAATCTTTTATCAAAATATCTGGAAAACTTTGACTGCCGGCAGGTTGTAGTATATAAGTTCCATTAGGCATTCCAGCAGTGGCTTTTTTTAATTCAGTATCGTTACCTGTTTCTGCCCATTTAACCAAAAGGCCTTTTTTTAGATTTGGATAAGCAGATTTTTGAACTTCTGCAAATCCAGCACCTTTAATTTTTTCAGCAACTGCTTCTTCGTGACCAAAAGTTGCTCCGCCGCTTTTGTGGGATTCATTTTTAAAATAAGGCATTTTTAAAATAGACTCAAATGCGCTGTGTAATTGTGTACTCATGTTTTATATTATATACTCTAGAAATCAAATGTCAACGGTTTATACCTATAAATATTAACGATGAAACCCTCTATAGCTTTATTCATTCATCATCCTGAATGTAGTAAGGATTGCTGTGATGGCATGATTCAAGCACTCTCCCCTAAGTATAACATAACTTTATTTACAGAAGCAGAATGTTCCATTGACAAATTACAACCATTTGATATTGTGGCATTTCCTGGAGGTATAGGGGATTCTACAGAATCTTATAATAGATTTTTTAGGCGTCGTGCTCAGCAAGCAGTGGCTGATTATGTTGAACAAGGTGGTCGCTATTTGGGTGTATGTATGGGAGCATACTGGGCTGGATCCTACTATTTTGATATTTTAGATGGAGTAGACGCTGTACAGTACATTAAACAACCCACAGCTGATATACGTAGGCCCTACAGTACTGTGGCTCCAGTGACATGGATGGGCACTGATCAAGAAGCTTTCTTTTACGATGGTTGTACGTTTGTTGGTGATGATAGTAAGTTTACTACGATAGCTACCTACGCAAACAATCAGCCCATGGCTATCATTCAAAATAGGATTGGATTAATTGGATGCCATTTGGAAAGTACAAAACATTGGTATCAGAAACCACGCAAATATATCAGTAGCAAGTGGCATAACGGTCTACATCATCTATTACTATTAGATTTTGTTGACCATTTAATGGCAAAATAATTATTGAACTTTGTATTTGATATATTCTGTAATCAAATCGGCAACATCAACTCCGCAGTATTTTTCAAAACCGCTGAACCCTGGATTACTGTTAGCCTCACATACACGGAATCCACGTTTGTCAAACAACAGGTCAATACCTGCTATGGTTAAACCCAAAGCACGAGCAGTTTCACGGGCAATGTAATCAATTTCAGGACTAACTTCAAAACCTTGACCAGTACCACCATTAGTGATGTTGGCACGGAAATCTCCCTCAGGAGCAGTACGTTTCATAGCACCTGCAACCTTACCGCCTATTACTAGCACACGTAGATCTTCCCCTGGCTGATCACCTAGATATTCTTGGACTAAAAGAGTCTTTTTATTGCCTAAACTCTCAATAAATTCCACTAATTTCTTATAATCTTTCTTCTTTTCGCATAGATATACACCAGCACCATAACTGCCAGTAACTACTTTAACCACACAGGGATATCCAATATTTTCCGCAATAAGTTTTTCCTGTATGGGAAAACGTACCATCATGGTCTTGGGAATCGGTATCCCTTCACGACTCAGTATTTGGCTAGTCATCATTTTGTTTTTGGCAGTTTCAATTGGTGCGCTACCGTTGATTACAATTACACCTGCTTGTTCAAAATGCCTAAGTACAGCCAATTGGAACGGCAATATGCCAGCACCCAATCTAACCAATACCAATTTGGGCAGTTCAACATCTTCGCCCTTGTTTTGATGCCCTTACGGATATCACGATCTACAACGATGTCAAAGTCATCGGGGTGACAGACTCTTACCGCTATGCTCTTAGCGGCGAAACTTTCTAGCAATCGGCTGGTTTCGTAATCAGTTTCTGCTTGTTTGGTAATAATGATGACACTCACGGAAGACCCCTAGGTTATGTGCGTATATTTATACTATATTATAAACTAAACAGATTACAAATCAATTACCTTGGTGTATTGACACGCTACATCCAGCAGGGTTTGAGCAAGTTTGTTGTAGTATGTAACTTTGACTGGTAGCACCAGTTTGCGTCACATTAACATTATTAGCACCACCAGCATTGGTTAGGTTTAACAATGAACTCATTGGGGCAGAGCCGCTCTGTGTGACACTGGCCACGTTGCTAGCACCATATAGATTTATACTGCTTACATTGTTGTTACCAGTTTGGCTTACAGTCAACGCATTGCCGCCACCATTGATTAGATTAAAACTTTGGTTATTGTTGCCTGTTTGTACAACAGTTGTAGGATTGCTATTACCTGTAATACTGGCCACGGTAGTATTATTATTGCCAATCTGCTGTGTTGTTACTGTATTATTATTTCCTAATATGGTAATCCCTACTGTATTAGAATTGCTGGCTGTGCTTTGGCTAGGAACACCCAAACTATTGATGGTGTATCCTTGTGCAGCGTTTAGATTATTGCCTTCTCCGTTAACATACATTTCGATTAAATTGCCCTGTCCATATTGGCTAGCGGTCAGTACGTTGCTATAACTTCCGCTAGTTTGGTTAATGTAAACAGCGTTAGTAGTAGAACCAGCATAGGGATTGGTCATGCTATTATTGATAGTAGCAGGCGTTATACTATAGGTATAAGTCGTAGTCTGTGTTGATGTAGGGGTGCCGTTGGTAGTTGTGGTGCTACCATCACTGTAGGTGTTGGTAGTGACAGGAGTCACCGTAGTTGTAGTTATTGTGGGAGTAGTAACTCCTACAACAGAGTATGTATAATTGCTGGTATTCACTCCAGATACCACTATATTAGGCAAATGTATGGTATCATTTACTCCAGTTATAGTGCCTGTACTGGATGATGTAGTAGTTTGATTAGTAGTACTTGAACTCACTAATGTTGGAGTATTATTAGTTCCTCCTCCGCTTTGCCCTGCTGACAATGGAGTTGAAGAAAAGTTAGATGAAAAACTATTTGTCTGCGATATTGTGGGATTTTGGGTTCCTGAAAATGTAACACCTTGCCCACTCAATCCCAAATTGCCACTTAGTAGAGTTCCATTATAATTATCGTTGGTAAAGAAAAAGTAATTACGCCCTGTATTATCGCTGCCTTCTACCACAATACGTCCTGTGCCTAACGTCTGTGCAATAGTACCGTCACTATTATATAATATCATGGTCCAAGGATTTCTAGAACTATCACTGCCTGTATTTTGTATGAATCCTATATATTGACCTGACCCGATATAAGTAGGACTGCCGCTTTCGTAAGTTATCCCTGGGCTAGTACTATATATAGTACAAGAGTTAGAACTCAAACAACTGCCAGTATCCCATTGCGTGTCGGCCACTTGACTTGCGCCAAATTGAATACCACTCAATCCAGATGACGACCCGTTACCAGAAATGGTTGTTCCCCCGCCATTACTTGGGGGCGGAGGAGAGGGAGGAGGAGCACCACCCACTCCTTGTCCATCAGAAGGAGTTGACATTGAGCTAAATCCCGATGAACTAGGTGGGGTACATGTGAAGATACTTTGTCCAGAATTACACTGCCCGGCATAAGTGCCTAATCTTATACTAGAAGTATTTTCAGCACCTGATGTACTCAATGCTTGGAAACTAACGGTATATGTAACTCCGGCAGTTACATTAATAGCTTGATAGATACCATCATAACTGCCCACAGCACCATCATACCATTGTCCGCCATTAGAACCACTAGGTCCGCCACAACATTGCCACTGTCCAGCGGCTGATGGATATGTTCCATTTTGATACCATACCCCCCAGTCTGCTGGTGTGGTTACTTGTCCTTGATAGTTGGTATTGTTTACTGTAGTAGACCCACCATACTGCATATTACCATTTTGTATTAAATTAGTACTCGAACCAGCGGCTGTTACACTGACCGCACCAAAACTCCAATAAGCAGGATCTTGCCTAAATGCAAACCCTATATACCAAGCTCCAGATGTATTAGGCGTAAAGGTGTATGTGTATGTTTGATAACCGTTAGTGCCGGCGCCGTTTGGCAATACCCCAATATAGCCAGCTGGTAAGTTCTGCGCCGTTGCCAACATTGAAGTTATCATTAATAACAAACAGAATAAAAACTTTTTCATTTTGTGTTATACGTTTGTGTGATAGTGATACTGCCCTGTGGCTTGTTGTTGCCGCCAGCAAAGTTATAAGCATCAGTCACACGATCCTGTGTAACTACCACAAGTACTTGACTGTTTAAGGGTAGCGACACATTGGCATAGTTGTTGCCACTAGGACTCAAACTAGCATAGCCCCAGCCAATTTGATTTAGTGTGGGATCATTATTATGGAATACAGCAAACACGTTAGCATCAGTAATAGGAGTACTATTAACTGTTACGCCCTGTGCTTCTAAAGCCGCTTGTTCTTTTGCGGCTTGTTGTAACGCAGAGGCGGCAGCTTGGGCCGCGGCCTGTTGATCTGCTTCGGCCTGTTGTTGACGTTGCTGTTGCTGTTGTACTACCTGTGCTTGTGTTTCAGCAGGCGGCGTATTACCTGCATCACTGCTAGATTGTTTACCGGTATCATCTTTTTTAGCAACATCTTTTTTGGCATCACCAGTTTTGACTGCGGCTGCTTTTGCGGCAGCGACTATGCTCTGCCCACTCATTGTTTGGGGAGGACTTAAATGTAGGTTATTGCCAATTGGGGTATTGCTTAAATTAACAACTACAGGTGGACTAGGCGCAGTGCCATTTGTTTCAACCATTGTGGCTTGAAATGGCTTATCCATGTGTATAATTTCCCCACCACTGTTTACATCAATTTTACCACTACCACAGGTCAAACCTTTTAGGTTAACATTTTGCTCTACTTCACATGATGGCATTAAAATTATCATGCTCTTACCTGTTTCATCACTGCTCATGATAAAATCAGTACCACGTACCGCAATGGCTGCTGTGGGAGTTTTGATGTTTACTGCGTTGGGATTATTGTGTGCGATATTTCCGCTGACATAGCGTACTGTACCTTCTGTGGCTTTTAAGCCTAATTTGCCACCCTGTGTTTTAGGATCGTACACAAAGTCATCTATCACCATGCTACTGCTGGCCGTTACTTTGACTGTGGTATTATCTTTAAAGGTTATTTTGACTTCGCCGTTTTGGGCCGTGACTTTGTCATTAATTTCAATTGCGGTGCCTTTGGCTATGGCGACAGTGTTACTACCGCGCTTGATTGTGGCGCTACCAGTTAGCTCAGTTACAGATCCAATCTCTGCCTGAGCTACTGATAATGCCACTAGAAAAATTAGAGGCCATAACTTCACAATGCCCCCTTTTAGTGGCTGCGTTGTGTGATATTAATAGTACCGCCGTTAGCACTGCTTTGAACGTTGGCTACGTTAGAGAAGCTACCACTTTGGCTAATATTAAATGCTGTTCCCGTACCGTTTTGGTTTACTACCATACTGCTAGGCATTAGGCTAGACTGTGACAAACTAAAACTGTTGTTGTTACCAGTTACAGTAATTAACTGTTGGCTACCAGCGCCTGTTACACCAGAACTTTGTTGATCAGTAAATGTGTTACCATTACCGTTAACATTAATACCGCTGGTCAATTGATTGCCACCAGCTGTGTAGTTGATAGTGTTGCTGTTACCAGTCAATGCCCAGTTGATATTGACATTGTTACAGTTAGCTGAACCACCACCGCATAGTGCGTTGATAGTATTTTGATGACCTAACTGTTGAATAGTAACGTTGCTAGAACCTGATGTTGTAACTAGTTGTAGTGTGTTTACCAAGTTACCATCACCTTGTTGAATCAAAGTCAATGTTTGGTTATCACCTTGTAGGATCATAGGATTAATTACACCGCTGGCATTTGCTCCAGCTCGGTTGCTGTTACCATCTTGTAGGATGTTTACAGTTGGTGTATTACCACTTTGCTGTAGGTATACAATGTTAGTATTTGCTCCGTTTAGAGCTGATTGTACGCCTGCTGAAAAGTTAGTATCTGTTACTGCAATCATCTGCGCTGGACTTGGTGCTGTAGCCGCTATAGGTGTGCTAGGGGCACTTTGTCCAAATGCTGAAAATGTTGCTAGTAGTGCTAGTGTTATAAGTGTTTTTTTCATTTTTTACTCCTGGGGGTAGTGTTATCCCTTTTGGTTTCCTTGTGTTATAAAGTTGTTGTATATCCAACCTCGTTTGCTATCCACTTCAATTAGGCTAAAGCGATCACCTCGATCAATAATTTTAACAGGTGTGCCTGGTTTAAGAAGTGTTATTTTCTCACTGCTATAATCTTCATGTTTTCTCATGTTCGCCCAAGCTGTTAACTTTCCGAATGTTTCTGGAGCGATCGAGCTCACAGGCTTGCTTTCCTCTTTCTTGGGTTCTTCTACTGGTACCACAGTCGCTGGAGTAGTTTCTACTACAGGATCTTCTACCTTGGGCAAGTCAGCACCTTTATATTTCCATAGTCCTTGACGCTCGCCCTTTTTAATTAATTCAACTACACCCTGTTCAATGGCACTGCGTAGAGCATAGTTGCCTGGTTCATTAAAACTCTGACTGCTATCTAACTCAAATGCCTGTGTGTCTTGATTAAAGAACTTCATGGCAGTGATGCCTTCCCCTGTGCTCAATAGGTTCTTTTGTACGGTAACTGTGGTCAATATTTCACCAGTTTGTACGCTTACTAGGCGTAGACTAATTACCACTTGATCCTGTGTGTATTGAGTCTGTGGGCCAATGCCAAATATTGCTATACCAGTGCCACCTGTTAACACGTTGGTATTATAATCAATAATGCCGCCTTCAAGGATAACACCAGCCATGGTCATTGGTGGAAGTAATCTTGCTTTAGCACCTTCATAGATCTCACGAGTTTGTTTGATCATTTGACGTTCTTTCAACAAGTCGTCTAAATTAGTACGTTCAACAACAGTGAACCACTGACGATTGCCTACTTCTATCAAAGATTTAATAAGATATGCTTCAGCACCTTGTGTAACCGCTGTTGAGAATAAACTCAATGTAGCACTATTTTTACGTTGTCCTGTTAGATCTTTAAAACTGTAAACTGCCACTGCCACTGGAGGACCATCTGGACTGGGTACAGACTCAAAATCTCTAGCTTGATTTTTAACAATTTCTGGTTGATCTGATATTTTTACTTCGCCCATGGGACGTATTGTGCTACAACCTGCCATTAGGGCTACGGTCAAAGCAATTAGTGTTAATTTAAATAATTTCATTTGTCACCTTAGAATGAAAATTGACTGATTGGAACAGTAACACTGGTGTTCTGACTTGGATCAGCTGTGTTCTTTACAGTAAGAGTAACACTACTCTGTCCCTTGAAATTGGGGTCGTTAACGGTTTTAAACCAACTCACTGTGGTGGTTGGATTGATATTAAAAGTACCAGTTGTTGCTGGATTACATCCTGGAATTGCCGCGCCATTTGCGCTAGTACAACTGGAAAATAAATTGTTGGTTAGCTGTGTTGCTAGTTGACTGTATACTTGACTAGTAAACAGACTCATGAACTGTGCTATAGGAGTCTGTGCGGCAGCGGCATTGGCAGCACTCACAGCGGCAGCTTCTTTTGAAGCAATAGCTGCCTTGGCGCTTTGCTCCATTTGTATAATTGTTAGCTGTTGTTGAGCCCATCCATTGCCTGAGAATGTGGGATCTTTAAATTGTTGTGCGATTTCTGCGTGAGCAGAAACCATTGATAATGTCGCGATTAATGAAAATATGAACTTTTTCATCGTTCCTCCGTTGTATGCTAATATTTAACGGTGGAAAAACCTGAATTAAGTGTGTAGTTTTAAAGTATTATATACCCAGCAATCGCTAGGTAGCTGAGTTGATGAGCCATTTGATCTAAACCAAACTGACTCCAAAACAAGGGTTTGGTGTTGTCCTTACAGCCATATTTGACCTTGGTATAATCTACCAAGTAATGGTAAAGTCCTTCACAACATACTATCACTGGTATGCTGAATATATCAAAAGGATGGATAAACCAAAAAGCGGATAATATAATGATAGAAGTCCAAATATGATCCCATGTATGGCTCATGCCAATAGGGTCTAACCAGACACCTTTTTTAATGGTCTGCATATAGGTTTGGATTTTGAAGTCTGCGTACCAGTGTTTAATCTGGTACAACACTAATAATAGTAATATATCCATAAAACTATTTAGTATCAAGTTAATGACTTTTTAATTTAACAACCAATTTATTGAAGCGCCCCACTTGGCTGGCCCGTCTTTTCGTTCAATAGTTATTCTGCCGCCCATCTTTGATGGCCACTTTGCTGTTGTTACATAATGCCCAACACCTGGTTTTCCCACAGCCTTGGTGGCCAGAGAAACATAATTTTCTCCTAGTATTTCTAACATTCGTTTTGAAAACTCAGGAACTGCTTGTCCAGAATTAACTGCTTCTCTTATACAGAGGAAAACATAATATCGAATGTTATAAAACAATGCCGCATCAGATCCTTTGGTATTTTTAGCTACCAATGAGGCTAGTGGCTGAAATTGTTTTGGAAATTGTCTAGGGCTAGTCGGGACTCCCTTATTTTGATTCTTCCAAGTACTAGCCAACCATGTCATGAGGTCTTCTTCAAATGGCATAAATTGTTCTATGGCACCTAATGATCCAGGATAGTTGCTATGTATCCAGTTGGCAGCTTCGAAAGGTTGTCTCCAGGCTGGCCTTTTACCCTTTTTATATTCCTGTAGTAGATTTATAAATGTTACTGCTGGTTCTTTTCCAATGGATTTTTTCATGCTCTCAGGCATTATCAATGCGCTAACACTCGAAGGTGCGCCCTTGCCAGATTTACCGCCTTTACTACTTAGATAGATAGTATTGTCTGTTTTTCTGTTTGTTAAGGCTATACTATCTGCAACAGGATGATTTACAGCTCCTGGGAAATATACGACTAGATCTTTAAGATCAGATCCAATATGTTCAAAAAATGCTTCACTGTTTTCAAAATTTGCTGTACCAAAAATAAGTTGCATAGGACCAAGATATTCAAATGCATCATTTAATATTGGTCCTAATTGATTTGCTGGAAGTTGTGGAATCAATGGAACCTGTCCGTTTGCGATTTGATTAGCAATGTTCTTGACTGCCTTACCCACTTCGCCTTGTTGATCTAAAAAGTTATTAGCCTGTATCTTTTCATTTAATTGCCCTGAAAGAAACGCTCCTAATTTTAAGGCCAGTTCTGGTGTTATTGCTGTATCAGGATCTTCAGGATTTTGATGTCCAAATGTTGGGTGGGGTTTTAGTTGAGCGGCACCTGTGTAACTTTTACCTTTGCCACCAAACGCCGCATCATCATAATGTATTTTACTCATTAGTATGGTTTCACCGTCAGTGGTCAGCACAGTGGGTCTAATTCCAGTACCCACATTGGTTTTTACCAAAAGTGGTTTGAGTCGAGCAATGTTACTCTTATCTAACTGTACAGGTCCTGCATCAGTTTGAAAAGTATGACCTTGATTAATAAGGTCAAAGAATTTCTGTGCCCGTTCAGGGTATTTGGTTACTTTGCCTAAATCTAAGGCAGAGGCTTCGAGTAATAATTCATTTATACGCATAGTATAATATTTATACTACTTCGGGAAACAGAACTTCACTGACAAACCGATTCATTGTATCTTCTGGCACTCCCATGGAGACCATACTGCGTATAACCTGTGGGTTTTTCTTTTGCCAATGGCAGTAACGATTCTGTGCCATATGATAGTCTGCCAGACTTTGTTGATCTATGCCTACATTGGCAAGATAAAAATCTAGGGTGGCTTTTGCTATTTCGCACAGTTGATCTACTTCTGCTTCTTCTTGTAGATTCCCGGCGGCCACCATGGAAGGGCTAAAGATTTGTTGTGCCCATTCAGGAAGTTGTCGGGGTTTATTCCATTCGAGCCCGTTTACCTTGGCTTTAAACCACAGATACATAAAGCTGTTTGGATCTCCAGCATGGCTATAATCATGGAAAGCACCGGTTATTTTATTCTTGCCACAAACAGCATCAAATCCAAATATAGGACTAGGGTCATTGAAGTGTGGGAATATGGTAGTATGTAGTATGTACATACCATGACTGTCACGCTTGTCCACTATCTCGATATGTGCCCTGCGATACCTAGGACTGCTATACAGCATATTATGCCAATCCGAATAATCTCCGCCCACACCCTGAACAGTGTCAGCTGACTGAGCAATCACCTGTTCAAAGTGATCAGCTAATTTTTCTATCTTATCCCAAACTGGCATCGTACTCACCCAGTATTTTGATAGCCCAATCAAAGGCCACATTAGCTTCATCGGCCATGCTGTCGTCTAACATACCACGTAGTACAAACATAAGATCCTTGGCATTTTCAAAATCTAAATGACTGTGTGGCGCATCAATGATTTTTTTGATCATTTGCCCGCCAAACAGGTCTCCCATGTGCCAAGTATACAGGTGTGCCAATACACGTTGTGGATCATCTAATTTACGAATATAGGAAACGTAGTCCTTGGTAATTTCTTTATAGACATGATATTCAGATAGTTTACCTGTCATCATCTCTTTATAATCTTTGGCAATTAGGTCGGCTCGTTCAATGCCTGGTAAACCATCTATCAGTCCAAACTTTTTGGCTTGGGTCTCAATTTCTCTATACCATAGATGTTTTTGGTAGGTATAATCAATCCAAAGCGACATGGGCAATGTTTGATCAAACACTGCTTTCATAAATCTTGTGCCTTCAGCGGCAGCGTGTTTATCTCTGGTTAGTTCTTTTAGACTCATTCTTGTTCTGCTTTTAATATAAGTGGATGGCCGTGAGCACGTGCCATTTCAGTACCTTCGATGACTTTTTGTTCAGCGATTTCGTGGGTGTAAATTCCAGCCACTGCTTGTCCTTCAGTATGAATTTTCATTGTCAATGCCACTGCCTCGTGACTTGATTTTCTAAAAACATAAGAAAACATTTCAACTACAAACTCCATAGGAGTATAGTCATCATTAAGAACCAAAACCTTGTATTTTTTAGGCATTTTGATTCGTTTGTTAGTAACTGTTTTTTCTTCAATAATCGTATCTGTAGTCATAGTATTTTCTATTAAAATGGGGGAGGAAAGGGCTCCCCCACTGGCTTACTCAGCCGTTAGTTTAAGAACACGTGGCTTCAAGGCTTCTGGAACCACACGTTTTAGTCCAATGGTGAGAACACCATTTTTGATAGAACCATCACGAACTTCCATGTGTTCTGCTAGTGTCCATGAACGAGTAAAGTCACGGCTAGCAAGCCCACGATGTAGGTAGGTTGGTTCGTTTAACTCGACTTCCTTACGCTGACCCTTGACAATCAATTGATTTTGGTCAATTTCAACAGTGACTTCATCCTTGTCAAAACCAGTCACAGCAACTTCGATCTCGTAAGTATCTTCGTCATGCTTGATAACATTGTATGGCGGATAAGTGTTGTTAATTTGATTTGCGAAGCGTTGTTCAAAGTTATCAAACAAACTGTCAAATCCTAGAAGTGCTCGGTTAAGAGCGTTGGTGTCAAAACGAACTAATTGATGATTTGTCATAATTTTCTCCTTAATAAAGTAAGACAATCTTAGGCACTATGCCCAGGTGTAATAGCCATTAGGTCTACTACACATTTATTTATTATACTTGAAAACATGATCGGTGTCAATTGTCAATTACTCCATTTCAAGGCCAACATTGTGTACAATTTTTCATGAATGTCATAGGTATCTACGACCTTGTAGTTGTTGGCGGTTTTATGACTATACCATAAACTGGGATCTTGAGTTGTTATCCAAGAAGTTACCCGGGGATTGACCTGGACTGTGTACCAAGTTTCACCATCCACATCAGCACGTTCTCTAATTTCAAACATGGATTTTATAATGGATTTATAGGGAGGTACAACACCATCATAGGGCCTGCGGCCAGTTAATTGAACAAATCCTCTACCTTTAAACATTTTGCCAACACAAATTTAGTAGTGTTTGATATTGATCGTAGGCCTTTTGAACCACAGGATTTCGTATACGTTGTAGGCTTTCTGTCTTTAGTCTATTAACAACATCATCGTGGTGACGCCATTCTCGTTCCATTTTTTCATAGAATGTCAAGAGCTCTTCCATTTCTTTCAAACGATCCGCAGGCACAACCACATCCACACAATCTACTTCTTCAACGTTAATATGATCTTGATACAACATGTTATCACTGATCTCCCATGCCCATTTATCATACCTATAATCACGACGTTTTAATCTGCGAAGTTTTCGCATACTGGGTTTAACCTGCATTTCAAATCTACGATAAAATAATTCGCTCATGACCACCTCAATATAAACATTGTCATATCTGTTTCATTTTTGAAATAAAATTTGTCTTTTTTCTCAAACCATCGAGTAGCAGATGTTCCGAATCTTTCTCGGCACCAGGCCTGAGCTTGCTTATTAATATCCTCTGGGGTATTTTCTGTTCGAGCAATTTCAACCCAATTATATTCTATACCCCACCCCGAGGCCTTGCCAGTTTTCATTGGACGCAGGTCATGATCTGATCCAATGTTTAATCCGCCAATAATACTGGAAATGCCAGGACCACTACTAATCATTGTTGCCATATCAACTCCATTTTAACACAAACATCATGTGATCTTGTGCGTTAGCAAAATAAATCTTGTGACTTCTATAAAACCATTGGCCAGCGAACCGTTCCTCTAGCCAATCAATAACTTTAGGGGGTGGATACTCATATAGTTCTACTATATGATACTCATGTTCAGGGATGATATTCATTATGAAAATCTCAATATAAACATGGTCCTATCTGCTTCGTTTTTAAACCAAAGTCGTGTGTTATTTGCATACCATCGTGAATTGGGAGTCCATACACCATCTTTTGGTGTAGGTCCAAATGCCCTAACACACCAAGTTATCATTTCATCCCAATGAACATTGTCACCGTACTGAGTCCAGTACATGGGCTTTACCGTGTAGTACCTTTCTCCACAAACTGTGCCATCACCTAATATCATTTTGAAGATACTCTGAATACTTTAATAAAAACATTGTACGTTTAGGTTCATCGTAGAAATCCAAATGTATCATGGTGATTCTAGATTTGGTGCCCCACCCCATGTTCATAGGGTCATCCGTATAGTCAACCCATTCTTCATGTTCACGATCAACAAATCCCAAAACTTCTCGCATCTTCCAACGTACCATTACGACACTTCGTGGGTAATCTTGGCTTAACTTTGCCCGAAGTTTACTCCACTGTAGTTTGGTAAGTTTGACAGCTCGGCTCATTTGAATACATAGCCGCTGACTAATTCTATAGCCAATTGTTGTTCAGAAATAAATTCTCCATTATGCTCCAAGGCAAACATAAGAGCGTCTTTATTACTTTCAAAAATGAAATCCATGAAGTCTGAATGCAAGAATGTAGTAAATCTATTCCCTGGCAATCCAAACATTTCAATTGCGCGGGCGCAGATTTCGTTCCACTTATGTTCATTGTCGTGTTCACGACTCCAAGGGATACGCACTGTTGAACTCATACTTTAACTCCAATCATTAAAATCAACTTCAGCAAAATAATCCCAACCCTTGCCGCCGAGCAGTTTGATGAGATTCCATTTAGCTTCTTCACGCTTACATCTTTCTGGCATAGCATCACTGCCTACCACACACTCACACTGGGCACAAAAATAATTCATGCCATGCGTGGGTTCATCGTAGTAGGCAATGCCACCGCAGGGCAACGGCATTAGATCTGTATAATCAATCATACTTCAACATACTGACCTGGCACAAACTGATCGCCTTCCCAAGGTGTATAACCTCTTGGGTTACTGACCACACGAGTGCCGCCAATCACATAGTCAACAGGATCATGCATGTGGCCATGTACCCATACCTTGATGTTTTCGTGATCCAAAACAAATTCGCTTAGGTCGCTGGCATACCCACCGTTCATTGTGGTATCATGCTTGAATTTTTCGTTGACACTTTGAAAACTAGGAGCATGATGCGTGATTACCACAAAGGGCTTGTCACGATGTTCTTCCAGCATCATCCTAAAATACTGTTTGGTTTTAAAATGTACTTCAGCAGTATGCTCTGGAGTCAACTTGTGGTACACCGATCTAGCAGGATAATAGTTTTGAATAACTTTGTAGTCGTTCATTGAACTCTTAAGATGCCATGCTGTAATAGGATCACCCTTGTTGAGGTCAGTCCACAAAGTAGCCCCCATGAACATGACGCCCTCGTACTCTTCCACTTCGCTCTCCAACAGAGACACATTGCTGGGAAGCAGGCTCTTGAGTTCGTCATAGGTCTTGTCAAAGCGGCCTCTGTAATGCTCATGATTGCCCATGACCATGAATACTTTTTTGTATTTGGGAACCACAAAATTAAAAAAGTCGTAGCAGGGGAAAGCTCCTGGTTCACGATCTAACACTTTAGTCTGATGATGCTCTTTGCGTAGCTCTTTGGCTTCGCAGATATCGCCAGCTAAAATAAGCACATCGCCACCTGGGAGATCTAGGTAACCTGAGATGTCTAAATGTAGATCTGATACAAAGTGTATTATCATTTTTTATCCGAATGTTTTATAGTCTCAAAAAGCTCATATTGCTCTTTTTGAAACTTTTTATAACTATCTATCATTGGCTCCCAAATAAACCATTTAAAAAATACACAACTAATAGAAGTCAAAGCTACCATGTATGCTACAAATTCTTCAGTAGAATGACTGGGAGAAGCAAACCCCCATCCCATGGCAAAGAATCCAACAAGGAAGAATTTCTGCCAAAACTCTAATTTTTTATAGTGCCATTTGGCGAATGCCCAAATTTTCATAGTGATTTCTTTCTATTGCAAAACTATATTATACACTCTAACACAGTCGTTGTCAATAAATACTAACATTATGATCAAACCAAAAACACAAGACACTATCGCCCAAAGTTTGGAAAAGCTACGAAGCGAGGGTAATTACAGGGTATTCACGGACATACTACGCCAAAAAGGTGATTTCCCCCATGCGATTTGGTACGGAAAATACAACATCAAAAAGATTATCAATTGGTGTAGTAATGACTATTTGGGCATGGGACAACACAAGGTTGTTATTGATGCTATGTACACAGCATTAGACACCGCAGGTGCTGGTGCTGGCGGTACACGAAATATCAGTGGTACCACACATTATCATGTGGCCTTAGAACAGGAACTGGCCAAACTACATGATAAAACATCAGCATTGACTTTTACCAGCGGTTATGTGGCCAATCAAGCCACACTGAGTGTGCTAGGGCGTCTACTGCCAAACATACATTATATCAGCGATCGACATAATCATAACAGTATGATTGTGGGAATCAAATCCAGCAAAGTCCCACGCACTGTTTGGCGTCATAATGATCTGGATCACTTAAAAGAAATATTACAGAGTTTAGACGACGATTGTCAACCAATCATCGCTCTAGAGGGTGTTTATAGTATGGATGGTGATCGAGGCATAATCAGTGATGTCTGCGAAATTGCTCGTATGTATGGGGCCATGGTCTACGTGGATGAAGTTCATGCTGTGGGATTATACGGACCACGTGGAGCAGGTGTTGCTGAAGAACAAAAATGTGTAGACGGTGTGGATATTATACAAGGCACACTGGCCAAGGCATTTGGAGTACAAGGCGGTTACATTGCGGGCAGTCGTGATTTGGTCGACATGGTAAGAAGTTATGCTGATGGATTTATTTTTAGCACTAGCATGAGTCCTGTGCTATGTGCTGGCGCATTGGCCAGTGTGAAATATGTTCAAGATCATCCCGAACTAAGAACTAAAATTATGTCAGTGGCCGAGTCTACACGGGAGCATTTCAAAGCCGCAGGATTAGAAGTCAATCCCCTAAGCGAAAATGGACACATTGTGCCTGTAATGATTCGTGATGCTAAAAAATGTAAATCAATCAGTGATTGGTTATTAGAAGAAAAGGGAATTTATCTACAGCCTATAAATTATCCCACAGTGCCGTGGGGCACCGAACGACTACGCTGTACTCCTACTCCTAACCATACAGAGTCGGATATATTTTACTTAACAGAAAGCCTAAAGGAGGCATTAAATGGAAAAAATTAAAAAAGCATTTTGGTTTACACTGGGTATCATATTCCTAGGAGTAGCATACTTGGGAACGATTATACCAGGGTTACCTTGGTCAACACCTGCGCTAGTTGCTACTTGGTGTTTCAGCAAGAGCAGTGAACGCTTTCACAATTACATGTTGAACCACAAACTGTTTGGACCTTTTATTCGAAATTGGAAAGAGGGTAGAGTATTTCCAACATTGGCTAAATGGGCCATGTTTTTAAGTATGGACTTTAGTTTGATCCTAATCTACTGGCGTACTGGCAATTGGAAATTGTGCTTGGGATTAAGCATATTCTTTGCCTTGATTATATTATGGGCCAGCAGATTACCAGGTAGCAGAGCAGAAGCCGAACGCCGTAAAGAAGCTGGCGAAAAGCTAGGCTGGTTTAAGTAATTATTTGTAACGACTGCCGGGCTGTCCTGGATCGTTACTGTTTGTACAGTCGTATATGTGATGGGTGGCCTTGGGACAGCGCTTATTGCCGCAAGTTGGGCAAACAATAAAGGTGTTTAAGGTTAAAGGAAACCCCAGAACGTCAGTGCGTTCTGCCATACAGTAAAAGCACCCACAATCTTCTAGTTGATTAGTATCCATGTTAGTCAACACCAAAATGTTTTAAAATTAAATCAATAGCATGACTTCTGCTAATCATGTCTCTCAGCATAGGCTGTAGAGCAACAGCACATTCTTTAACCAATAATCTTTGAAATTTTACAGTGTCAATGTTTGTGGTTTTATCTGCACTAAGTTGACACTGATCTAATAGTTTTTGAATTTTATCCATATTATTTAGGTCTAATATTAAGTTTACGATAGATATTTTGTACACCCACGCTTTGTCGGATAGCATCTTCCAAGGCGTTATGCTTACTATTTGTGGGCATATCAGAATCATAGCCTAAATCAAATAGTGTGCGTGTATCACGCAACTGCCAGAAATTCCAAGGCATAGGCTTGCCGAGTTGTCGATAAATGTCTTCTAGAATCACAAGGTCAAATGTAGCTCCGTGACTCCAAAAGCAATCACAACCCCAAGCAAATTTATGAAATTGATCAATGGCATCTACAAGCGGCACACGATCATCAGGACTGAATGCTTCTTCCATGATAGCAGGATCTTGTCGGGCCCACCACTCTAGTGTGCCGGGATCAACTTTACGGCCCAGCGCATCCTGGTCATCAATATTGATACGGAAATAAATTTTATCTCCGTATCCATTACCGTAGGGATTGAAATGAACAGCACCCAATGTCAAAACTGTTGCCCTAGGACTGGTGTCCATTGTTTCAAGATCAATCATGCAGTGTCGAGTCATATAAATCTTTCTAATAAAATTTTATTATACACGATTTATTTTGAAAAGTCAATACATTTTTTTGGGAAGTTGTTGCTCTCTGAGCTTTTTGCGCCAGCGTGATTTAGCGGCACCTTTCTTACGTTTACGTTCGGTGGTAGGCTTTTCATAGAACATCTTGGATCTAACATCCTCCAATTTACCGTTATCGTCAATTTTTTGTTTAAATTTTCTTAGGGCCACATTAATAGGCATATCGCCTACAATAATAGTAGATCCTTTAAAATTATTATGTTTACTCATTTACTTTCTTATCAAAAATCATCAAGGCTGGTTCGTTATCAGCAATGGTATTTTTACTTATCACAATTTTGGTTAAACCTCTTGCTACTAAATCTACAGCACCAAATTGATAAGGTAATAGAGTCTTTTCAATAATATTTTTTAATCCACGAGCATTGGTTTTGAGTTCCTTGGCTTGTTCGGCCACAAGTTGTAGAGCATCGTTGTCAAATTCTAAATCGATACCATCCAACTTAAAGATATATTGATATTGCCTTACAAGACTATTTTTTGGTTCTTTCAATACCTGTACTAGTTGATCCACAGTTAACTCATCAACATTGGTTATTAATCCAAATCGTCCTACAAACTCTGGGATGAGTCCAAACTGTATAAGATCCTTGTTAGTGGTCAATCGATAGATATTTTCTAAATCCTGTTTGTCTGCGCTGACAGCCTGGAATCCTATGGTACGACTATTGGTACGTCTTTCAATAAGTTTTTCCAATCCAACAAATGCGCCGCCACAAATAAACAGAATACTGCTGGTATCAATTTCCTGCATATCGCTACCAGGATGTTTACGTTTTCCACTGAACGGAACTCGCATGATACTGCCTTCAATCATTTTGAGTAGGGCTTGTTGTACACCTTCACCACTGACGTCTCTACTGATACTGGCACTTTCACCTTTACGTGCTATTTTGTCAATTTCATCAATATAGACAATGCCACGTGATGCTTTTTCCATATCCCCGTCAGCTTCATTGATCAATCTTAATAGGATACTTTCCACATCATCACCTACGTAGCCTGCTTCAGTAATACTAGTGGCATCACAGATAGCAAATGGCAAATCTAAATACTCAGCAATTTTACGGGCCATCATGGTTTTACCGCAGCCTGTGGGGCCAAGTAATAATACGTTGGTCTTTTCTAATTTGACGTCCTTGCTGGGATTATTGATACGTTTAAAATGTTGACTGACTGCCACACTGAGAACGATTTTTGCTTCATCCTGTCCAATTACATATTCATCCAAATAATCTTTGATCAAGGATGGGTTTAATAAATTGGTATGCTGTACAGTTGTGGTTTTTTCGTCATTTAGTATGTTAACACATAGATCAATACAATCATTACATATTGCGCTATGTTCACCTACTATTAATTTTTCAACATCTTCTTTTGATTTGCCGCAGAAATCACAGCTATGATTATGTTGGTGTTGCTTGGTCACTAAATGTTGTCTCCAGAAATTTTGTTACGTTTTCTATTCTATTGTGATTGATATGACTATATACTGCGGCAAGATTTTCATCGATGGTTGTATAGTAAACATTGTTCTTGCCTAAAATATATCCACCTAATGCTTGTGTAATAGAGTTGTAACAATCTATATTAATATACTTATGCTCACAACGACTCAGCGCATAAAGAAACCAACTAACATTATTTTCTCCTGAAAAGATATAGAAGTTTAAATCATTTTTCAATCCAGATTTTCCCAACCACTGGCTAATTACATCCTGTTCTTCATCACTGGGATGAATAAACAAAGTACTGTGATTGCCGTTCTCATAGATATCGGGTGGTGTGATTAATGTTATTTTACCTGACATATTATAGTTTTACTCTCACTTGTTCTCTAACTGTTTTTGGAACTTCTTCGAGGCTTAGGTGACCAGACTTGATCAATTCAACAATTTCATCAATGTGATTTTCTAAACGTTCTTGGCTGGCTTGTATATATTCCTGTTGGCTGATATTACTTACGGTGTTTGACCATACAGCACTTGACCGTTGTTCTTCATTTTGAACATATTCTTCTTTTTCTATTGGGGATAGGTAATCTACTTCTTGTATGTCATCAATAAATTGATAATCAACTGTTGATGTGGTAACATTATCTATTGCTTCAAGATCTTCAGCAGTGGGGGGTTCGCCAACATCTTGATCTAGCTCAGCAATAGTAGTATGTTCTTCTGGAACAATACCAACAATAGTATCTGTAGAATCAATTACCACTTTGCCGGTATTGTCTTTTGATTCACGGATACGCTGAAAACTATATTGACTGGCCAGCAATAACACAATAGCCAAAGGATCTAATACAATGACAATTAACACAGTTACCCAAGTTACTGCTCGTTCTAATAGATTACCATCAGGATTATCACCATAGAGGAAGGCCGCAATATATTTTATCGGTCCAACCTCAGCTTCCACTTTCCTAACTTCGGCGGCAATAGGCGCTCTCTCCTCGTTAAGAGTGGTAATCCGTTGCTGACTCTTTGATATGTCCTCAAGGAGGCGGCCACGTTCTTTCTGCTGGGAACGACGAATTGCGACTGATCGATCTGCGCCGTTTTCCGTAGTTGAGCGTGCCATAGTTTGGTCCACTGCCTCATCCATTTGCTTGAGAGATTTGCGATTAGCATCTATATTTTCCTTTTCTGTTCGAATCTTTTCATCATATACTGCTAGGCGGGCCTGTACATCACCACTGACCAAATTCTGATCACTGTGCGCCTTGCTCAAATATCCAAATACACCCACACTGGTGATCAACATGATGATTGCCACAGCAGGCAATATATAGGCTTTCAACATCATAGGTGCGTGTGACCAATTTTGTTTTAGCCAAACAGTGGCACTGAGCTTGCCCAGTTCTAAAAATACACCCATGACAATGATTGGGATAACACTGGCTGGGTATATGGCTGTTAGACCAGATACTGAATAATAAATTGCTACCAAAGAAATACTCAAGCCACTGAAAAGAGTTAGGTAAGATATTAGATAGTCATTAAATGTTGTCTTCATAGTTGGATATTTATAGGGTTATCGACGCATGCGGCTAATTTCGATAGCCTCCTCATCGCTGAAAATTGGCACAGCATTGCTCTTGTGCATAGTACCAATACCTTTTACCTTGGTACCTGTATAGACTTTGGGAGGAGGCAATGTTGCTACACCTAATCCACTGTTCAAGCTCTTGATATGTTCTGTGGTGCCGCGGCCTGCTGGAATACTTAGACTGTAACCAGAATCCGCTAGACTGCCTGATGTCATAGCACGTCGACGTCGTTTTTCTTCTTGTTCAATGCCTTGTCGTTTAAGTAGATCTTTCCAGCTTTCTTCTAGTTCTCTTGCCTTACGAGCATGTTCAGCTGAAGCAAATTTCTTTTTACCTTTTTTCTTTCCGGTGGTAGAGTACATAGGAGGCAACAAGTGCATGGTCATATAGTGTTCCCAAGGTTGTGTTAAACAATATATATTATAAATTGTATTGAATTTTTAGTCAAGAAAAAAGGCTACCTAAGTAGCCTTTTTTTACTCTAATGTAAAATTAGAACACGTATGCCATACCTAGTGCGTAGGTATTTTGTACTTTACCAGCAACTGTCGGGTATGCCGCAAAATTAGTTGATAAACTGTTTAAACTAGCATTACCTGAACCAGCACTTGTAGAACCAAATCCACTTGCGCCATTGTTGTTGACAGATGTAACACCTGCCCAAACATCAAAACGTTTGCTCAAATAATGTTTAGCCATTAGAGAAAACTGAGTGGAACCATTGTTGTGGTTAGCATTATCTTTCAACTTGTAAGCACCAACTGAAATTTCATTAGCTGGAGTCAGTGTGTACATACCACTCAACATATACATGTCAAAGTCTGTGTTAGCCACGCCTGCTCCAACGCTTGGATTTTCAAAGTTAACGTATCCGCCTGCAACTTTAAACTTGTTGTAGGTGTAGTTTGCTGTGGCAAATTTTGTTTGAGCAGTTGTTACGCCTGTAGCATTGTGGAATTCACTGTAGCCAATTGCTGTATTCAAATCTTTGTATGTATAAAATAATGTTGCCATTTCTTTGTTACTTGCTTGAACATCGCCTAGTGCGCTATCATCAGGAACACCGCCAGCAACATAAGACACCATACCTCTGAAACCAGCAAAAGTAGGAGTATCATAACGAATAACATTGCTCATCCAGTAACCACCAGTTAGACCAGAAACACCAGTTTTGCTAGTGGCAGACCCACCAAAACTACTTGAGTCATTCCAGTATGTAAGGTTTGTACCAAAGTTTGAACCACCACGTACTTCACCAACTTCAACACCTTCAATCATTGGATTTTGTTGGCGGCCTAATTTGACAGTGCCAAATTTGTCGCTTGAAATGTAAACATCAGACTTGCGATTGAACAATGTTTGTGATCCATTAGCACCACTTACATTTTGTTCACCTGTAGCAGGAGAAAACCCTGCTTCTAGATCAAAACCAGCACGAACGCCACCGCCCAAATTGTCTTGTCCTTTAAAACCAAAACGACTTGCGTAGTCGGCACTGCTAATCATACTTGTTGAATTGCCATTGGGAACACCAACGTGTGTGGATGTACCAAATCCCATATCAACACGACCGTAAACGGTAACGCTAGGTTCGTCGGCTTGTGCGAATCCACATGCCGCGGCCAATAGGCCTACTAACAAAATTTTCTTCATGAATAAACTTCCTTTTAATTTAAATTAAGTACCTATAATCTAGGTTACTGCTTATTATATAGCATTTTTATAGGTCTTGTATACTGAAATTGGGTAAAAAACTCCCAAATTGGAGATCTAAGTGTTGTATAAAAACAACAGATCAACTATTCAGTACCTTAGCCACCGAATTCATCACTGCGGCAATACGACCAATATCTCGTAACTGCTCAACAGTATACCCCATCTTTTTTAATCCATTATAATGAGCCGAGACACAGAACTCGCATTTTCCAACAATGCTTGCGGCAAGGCTATATGCCTCAAATCGTTCTTTAGTCGTACCACCGTGGGTTGTGATTGCGTTCATTCTGAGTTGAGCCGGAAGACCTTTAAGGTTAGCATCTTCTGCCATCTCTACATATGGATACCAAGTGTTGTTCATCGACATCAAAGATGCGGCAGTGAGCGCGGCATCTCGTTCTTGTGAGTTTTCCATAGAACTTTGAATAAAGGTAACTAATTTCCCGTTACCTGTGCTCATTGCGGCGGCCAGCGCACAACCTTCTGCTTCCTCAACTGCTAGAGTACTACGCTTAATAACAGCGTCCAAGTTCAACTTAGTGTCCTTGGCGTACTCAGGCAGACCTTCTTTAAGTTGATCTACCCAGGCAGTCATTATAGAGTCTCCCCACCTACCACACGGTTACAAGCACATAGCTCGCCAGTTTGTAGAGCGTCAAGAATACGCAGAGTTTCTTCTGGGCTACGACCTACGTCCAAGTTGTTTACTGTAACGTGCTGGATCGTGTTGTCTGGATCAACAATGAATGTAGCGCGAAGTGCGGCACCTGCTGGCGCATAGAATACACCTAGTTGTTCTGCCAAGCTCAATTCACCACGCTGTGTATCAGCAAATTGTGTGTGTTTGATATTGACCAAATCTGGATGGCTCTTTTGCCAAGCAATTTTACAGAACTCGTTGTCTGTTGAACCTGTCAACAATACAGCATCACGATCTTCAAAATCTTGATTCAACTTGTCATAGGCAACAATTTCTGTTGGGCAAACAAATGTAAAATCCTTTGGATAGAATACGATCACTTTCCACTTACCTAAAAAGGTTTCATCTGTAATGTTGAAGAAAGCATCTTCTGGTTGTCCTGGCTTAACACCTGTTACTACAAAATGTTCTAACTTATCGCCGATTGTTTTCATATTTCCTCCTGTGTGTATAATGAAAAACTTGTACTCAGTGTTTATACTGATATAATATTGTAATAGTATTTAACACTTAGATCAAGCGTTTTAATAGCTTTTAACAATAATTGTTTCAATGACTGTAATAGAAAAAATCAATAACAGCATTATTTGTTGATGATTTGGAAAACCTTATTGGCCAGTATGCGTTCTTTGGCAAATGCTTCTAATTCCCAAGGCTGTTGATGATAGCGTTTGCTAACTTTCTTGCCCATCCAATATTTGGTTTGTAATCTATCGGGAATATTTTTGAGCTGTCCCCGAGCATACTGTTTGGCATGAACCATTTCATGTGCTATGGTCAAAACCAACCGTTCAGTGTCTAAGCTGGAGTCTAAAACCATGATCAAGTGTTTTGGACCAATTTTACTGACATAGCCCCTGGCATTAGTTTCTTTGGCCATGCCACGTTTAGTAAAAACTCCCATACTCCACGTGCTTTTTTTAAGTTTAAGTTCCTGTTCAAAAAATAAAATAGTGTTAGTGATAAAGGCCGATGTGGCACTCTTTCTAAGATTAAACTGGATGTCCATGGATTCCTTTCTAAGTGTGTATCTATTATACACAAAAAGAAAGGCCCCGTCAAGAGCCTTTCTGCTATTTTTGGTTACAAGGTATAACTACCTCGCTATTAGGCGTTTGCGGCCAATAGGAATGTATCGTCGTTTGCGATTACTTTTTTTGTGTCTTCGATCGGGTCACCCCAATCCTAACGGCTTCTACATTGCCGAGTAGATCCTGTCAATACTCTTTGCTCAATCGATCACCATGTCACCCCCACCTAAATATACAGCATACACTTAGGTGGAGGTGCCGGCTTCGAAGCCGGGTCTTGAACACTTTTCTATCAAAGCATTAAACTACTATTCTGTTTCGTGCCATACTTGATTCAAGCCTGCCACTACTAAATCCTTTAGAAACATATTCTTGCTTTTTTTCAATCAAGATATAATGTTCTTTAACACTATTATTTACCCACAGTTTTTTAGGAACGTGGCCTTTCTTGCCTCTTACCCATCCTTCTGGAATAGTGTCATTTATTATAATGCGTTTTACTTCTTTTGTCAATACATTTGATATCCAAATCTTACCGTATTGACTATTCTTATGCCCTGCTGCATTTTCACTTTGTTGCTTTTTTCTTCGTTGTATCTCATCTTCAGAAATGTTCAACCAACTATTATTATTTTTATTACGATTTTGTTCTACTACATTAGCATACCAGTTTTGCCACCATTCTGTATTATTAGCCTTTTGCTCTGCTATAAAATCGTTTAATCGCTTGCCGCTTTTTTTGCCGCCTTTACGAGAATTTTCACTATGTTCTTTGCTACCGTTATAATGATCCCACCCTCCTGGACCGCCTTTGTGCATATTGTAAGTATCAGATCTTTTTACAAAATCTTCTGTAACAACTTCTGCTTCTTTGTCAGCCATTTCTTCTAATGACGAGCAGTAATGTAAAACTTCTTTGTTAAAGTTTTCTACACCATATTTTTTAATAGCGGCAGTGATTTGTTTTCCTGAACCGTAGTATCCATTTTCAGAAGGATGTTTGACAGATTTATGTTTTCCAACATAAATCTTACTGTTCAGCAAGTTTGTTATTTGATAGACATAGTAATACATAAATGTATTTATGCCGGACGACACTTCGACTCCGCCTAAAAGAACCCACGTCTTGAATCCTTTTCAATCTACTTCATACAGTCTTACTATTGAGACTTGCTCAATTCTTAACGACGTTTACTAACGTGACGTTTAGCCGCACGTTTAGCCATTGTCTTCAAACTTCTTGCTCTTGCCATAATGGTACTCCTTGTTAAAGTTAAACTATACGATATTTAGTTGCTTATGTCAAATCTATTTTATACGACCAAGGATTGATAGCTACGATATTCCTAGTTCCAGTAAACTGTTCAACTCCGTGTATCAGTCCTGGAGAAAACATGATCAATCTATTGGTCTTGGCCATGATGTTTTTTTCTGTACTCAAAAATCTGCCACCTACTAGATTTTCTACTTGGGCATAATATACTATGCTACACATAGGTGTTTTGACTTCACCAGTATCAGTCCAAACTTTTTCATCTTTGTCAACGTGGTAGCCTACCCCCACTCCATAGTGACTCCAGCATTCAACTCCCACCATGTTGGTGAGATCAAATTTGTATTTGGCCACATCTATGATGGCATTAAGTGGAAAATCCTGCTTATCAAAATCTTCCACATCAATCCATTTGTTCTTTCCAGAATTTGTGCCATCATATTTTCCTGGACCATTGGCAAATACCTCCAGGATAGACAGCCTTTCTTCTTCAGTCAACGCATTATCGATAATAACAAACATATCAGTTGAATGTAATAGCGTAGGTGAATCTATAGTGATCAGCTATTTGGCTTTGAGGTCTAACACTGTGTGGAGTACGTCCATCAAACAACACCAGCCTGCCAGGTGTATAGGGCAATGCTAGATCAATGTCATTCATATCTTCTGAATAAAACAATGTTTCGCCATGCCAGCTATGATCCCATTCCAAATTCACATAGTATAAGGCAACCAGTTGTTCTGGATGTGTATGTGGGAAATGAGTGTGACTGGGCACTGATAAATTAACCACTGAACGTTTTACTTCTAGATCTTTGATTAGATCATTTACTTCGGTAGTTTTTAAAAATGGTAGTAGCCCAGCATCCTGATTATTTTGTTCATTGTAGGCAGTATACAGACATTGATGTCTTGCGGCTACTTCATGATCTGCGTCAGGCCATCCTATAAAATATGCTGATTTACGGACAAAATCAAAAATGCGATTTCTAATAACAGCGGGTATCAATCCATCATAGACATAGATTAGTTTACCACTAGATAGTACGTGTGTTTTTAAATTTGTAGTCATACTAAACTATAACAGATATTATCAGTCAATGTCTATTAATTTGGAACCAATACAATCTTTGCGATGCCTGTTTGTGGGTCAATCATCTGTTGCCAGTGATAGCCTGCTGGGGGTGCTTGATAGTAGGGCTGTTGGTTAATATAAACAGGAGGTTGTTCAATAACCACAGGTGGTGCTACATATACTGGTGGACGAGCCAATTCATATCCAATTACTCCACCAATAAAAGCTGGCCCTACCCAACCTAGTCCATGGCCACGATAGCAACAGCGATCATGGAATCCTTCATGAGCATGTGCTGTCATTGCCAATGTCATTAAACTTGCCAGTATAATTTTTTTCATTGTGATTTCCTTAGTACCCAAGTATTTGAGTAAATTGCTGTCCGTGATAATCAAATGTTATCGCACGACCTTGTTGAATTTGAACAGGTATCATACGGCACACTTCACGTTGCTCAATATGAGCCGAATCTTGTCCTACTGAATTGCCAATAGCACCGCCCAGTAACGCACCTGCAACCCCGCCAACTAGCCTATCACGACTATTGCCACCAATAGTACTACCAATCGCACCACCAGCTAGTGCGCCAATTGCGGTGTCCCCGCGGCTATTGTCTCTTACTACTTCACGTACTTCACATTGTCGTTGTTGAACTGTGACATATCGTGGTTGGATACTTACCACCATGGCGACGTCTGGTGGTGGAGTTTGTGCCATTGCTGAACTTGCCATTAGTGCTGTAACAATTAACAATTTTTTCATTTGTAATACCTCTTATGTAAACTGCGACGGACCCAAAAAGCATGAACGAGCTCCGCCTGCTCTTAGGGTCTCTCACCCTAGCAACCAACTATGTTGGTTTACCCTTTTGGATATTATTATTTATTGTACGGTAGAATTATTGATATGTCAAGAGGGATTTTTTACAGCACACAGGATAACAGGAATTTCAATTATAGGAATAACAAAAGATATACCAAATAATTTTAATATTTTGTCTACGGCCTTAACAAATTCTGCTATTATCTGCCCAACAAAATTATTCACACTATTTTGGCAAAATCGATATTAGGGCGATTAACTGATATGTCAATAGGAAATATCCAATCAAAGGGATTTCCAAAAATTGGAAGATGGAAATTTTTGATAATGGCCATTAATTCTTCATAGGTTGCTTCGGCTTTACCATAAATTGCTTTGGCATAGGCCTTGATGGCATCTTCAATTTCTTGGAAAGTAGGCATACGCAACAAGAAGTCTAATATCTGTCCAAGTATTGCCTGTTTAAGTTGATTCCAGAGCTCACTCCATACTAATTTTTTAGTGGTGGCTAGGTCATATGCCTTAAGACCAATTTCAATTAATTCTATAATATTACTGATAATTTTATAAAAGAAAGTCCACAAACTGGCTTTGACTCTTTTCACAATTTCATCAATTTCTAGTTCTGGTATACTGAAGTCCGTAAAAAACGGATAAGGTATTTCCAATAATTTCAATAACTCAAGCAATTGATCTTTGGCGTTATTGTATAAGTCTAACAATCTAGCTTTTAGTTTATCGTACAAATCCTTAGAAAACAAATCACTAATATGAAGGTCAAGTATGGGAATTGTAAGATCTAAATCTGCTAGTCCAAAATGTTTCAGAGCATCAAATAACTTTTTTAATACTGTGAATATTGGCTCCAAATAACTTTTCATCAACTGGTCATACAACCTACTGACAGCTTCTTTGACGTCAGTGATAGGATCAATAACCCCTGTATGCTTACAACCAATATTAAACAAGGGAATGGACACACCTGTTACAGTCAAAGATGGATCGTTAGGATACGCATCTTGTACCAATGTATAGATCTTTTGCATATTAAGACCTTTGGCCAAATCAATCACCAAGGTACCCTGTACTTGAATTTCAGTGGCGGTCGTAATAGCAGTCATGATTATCGCAGTGCGATTCCTGTAGTACCCTGCATGTACTGATCAGAAGCATCTTTTTTACTAAGTGCCATGGCAAAAACATGTGACTTATTCAAAGTCACATCTTCGTCATCGCCTAGAAACATCCAAGGAATCATGCCCAATCCCTGTGGGCCCATGGTCAATGCCAGGGGTCGATTGATTTTGATTGTAGTATCAGTTTCTTCTTCAAAACGAGCAATCAGCTCATCACCGTTGACAACTTTTAAACTGACAACATCTCCCTTGGTGTAGGGTTTTTTCATTAACAACATATTATTCCTCGCCTATTAATTTTTCTAATAACTTATAGTTATCGTATGCCTTTTTAAGGGCCGCAAACTTTTCCAATTTAGCAGGATTAGGTTCAGCTAGTATAGCCAGCCTATCTTCAATCTTTTCCAATAGTGTACCTAAATTACGGCCTTTCCATTTGATGTCGCCTTCAAATTCGGCATCAGCGGCGACATGTAATCCAACGCCAGTAGTGGTGATATTAGGCGCAGTCCAAGCCGGATTAGAGCCAGTACTATACAAAAACTGTCCGGGTTGATGGGTATTTGGCACAGTCACTGTGCCATAATTGTAGGGATTAGATGCGCCCATGGCCCCACCTAGTATTGATCCTGTGCCAGTCGAGCAGGACACAGTCATTGATCCTGTGATTTTACTAAAGTCAACATCATAAGATTGCCCCCATAAGGCACCGTTATAGACTGTGCTGTATATGTCTTTATCATCCATTTAGACGAGCCCGTAGTTCAGTGAAGCCACCTACTAACTCGCCGTCTAAGAAAATTTGTGGGACTGTGCGAGCTGTTGGTACAGCTTCTAATAATTCTTCCTTGGTATACCCGTCACCAATTTTCTTTTCTTCAAACGGAATACCCTTGGCCTTTAACAATGCTTTGGCCTGTTCGCAAAATGTACAGTTGTACTTACTCCAAACGATTGCTTTACTCATATTCTTTTCCTTCTTTCCAAAAATCGCATCATAGTTGTTGCCAAATTCTTCTTGGCTGACACTGTACGGTCTAGGTCTACTGCCTTTTGACATCTTGTGTTTCCTTTAAACTTTTGACACAACAGCGATAAAGTACCCATTGTGCCAATCACCATTTTGACCAAATTCGGCACCATCGGTATCGTTATCTGTAGTTCTAATTTCCAAACTGGTTAAAACCTTAAGTCCAAGTTTTGAGATGGCAGATATCGTGCCTTCTCTTGGTTGTCGCCAATTCCAGTCATCGACAACCAAAACAAACTGATCATCAAGCGCAGGTAATGCCATGGCAATGCCGTCATACTGATCATCGTGGTCATGCGGGCCGTCGAACAAGTATACATTAAACTTTCCAATGTTGTCAAAATCTACCTGTCTAAAATCACTTTCAATGAAATTAAAATTTATAGCAGGTGTCAAAATCGCATTTACATTACTGTGAAATACGTCCTTGGGTCCTTCAAATTGACTCCAGTTATCAATACACACAGCACAAAGTGTGTTGCCAAACATTGCGCTACAGGCGGTGGATCCTGCCCATGAGCCAACTTCTAAATATCTAGCATCACTGATTGAAGCAATCAAATTATTAATCAACATACGATATTTTTTACCACTCATACCAATAAGTGTTAAAATACCCTCAGGTAATTTATGATCATTAGCCAAGGCTTTATCCAAGGCTGATTTTATTTTAACTGCTAGTTCAGAAGTCTCGTCGCCACTGAAATTTATACTTGTTACATTTGCCATTTTTTCCTTATAGGTCCGGTAATTCATCGTAACTGACTGAGTCACTCATCACGCCAATCACATAGTTTGTTGATTCTGTTTCTTGTAGAGCACTTTGTTTTTTGCCAATATTAACATGTTTGTTAAACCAAGGGATAGGACTAGATTTAGGATGTTCACCAGCATACTTAATGCCAATATCCTTTAAACGAGTAAATGCTGTATAGTCAACAAAATCTTTTAAGATAGTGGCATTTAGTCCAATTACTGGGCCCAATTTAAACAAATAATCTGCCCAATCTTTTTCTTCACGTACTACATCCATGTACATTTGATACACTTCAGTTTCACATTCTTCTTTGGCTCGAATAAAACGGTCATCGTCTTTGATTACATTATTGATGATCCAAGCAGTCCACTCGGCATGTAGAATTTCATCTTGAAGAATCAAACTAATAATATTTCCATTACCAATGTAGATTTTATTTTCCACCATGGCCAAACTTGTGGCAAATGATACCATAAAACGGAAAGCTTCTAAAGCATAGCTGGCGTTCAAGGCCAACCAGATAGCTTTGACATGTTCATATTCATCTACTGCAGTGCCTGATTCTATGGCACAGTTTAGCTTATGTAGTTTTTCATAGTAGTGGCCAATGTTAGCAGCCATTTCCACAATTTCTTTGGTATCATGAATCTTGTTAAATTCTTCCTTAGGTACACCATAGACATTACGAATAATGTGACTGTATGATTTACTATGAATATTTGTTTCAAAGAAACTCCAATTACTAACCAATGCCTCTAACTCAGGTATACTGACCACTGGAGTGAATACTTGACTTGGCGCACGGCCTTGAATACTGTCTAGTGCTGTTTGTCTTAGTAGGTTACTGGTAAAGATATGTTTGACTGCGTCACTGGCATCCTTGTGATCCATTTTGTCTTTGGTAAGACTGATCTCTTCAGGAACCCAAAAGAAACCACGTGCCAGTTCTTCAAATTTGGCTATCCGTGGATGACGGTATTCTTCAAATCGTTGTACTGTGACAGCACCATCTAAAAACATTCTACGTTTTAGGTAATTAGGTGCTACAGTTAAATCATATTGTTGTTTACTCATAGTACGCAGGCCTCGCAATTTTCTTCATCATCATATACTGTAACAGGTTCGACTGATATTAATCTATCTGTTTGAGTATTTAAAACATTTTTAGATCCAACTTTATTAATTAGACTATAATAAATTGTCTTTATACCCCACTTGTAGGCCAGCATTAGATTTTTAGCAATCAATGTACCAGGCACTTTTCCATCTTTAAATTTAGCAGGATTGTAAAAGGTGTTTGTACTCAATGACTGATCAATATATGCGGCCAACACGGCAGCGGTTTTCAAATAATCAACACAATCAGTCTGATCCCACATCAATTGATAGCGGTTCTTTAATCTACGATATTCAGGAACTACTTGCACAAAACTGCCTGCTTTCGATTCCTTAACACTGATCAATTCCATGGGCATTTCAATACCATTTGTGCTATTGAGTACAACCGAGCTAGATTCAACAGGAGCCACTGCCATCAATGTGGCATTACGAATACCATACTGTAGCATGTTAATACGTAGAGTCTCCCAATCTAATGTGGGGGTGAAGTCTGTAAGTTCGTTAACGCCGGTTGATCGACGTTCCCAAGGAAAAATACCTCGACCATAAAAAGTATTTTGGCTACGTTCACAAGCGCCACGTTCTTTAGCCAATTCAACACTCATTTCAGTTAGATAAAACGCTTGATGTTCCATCCATCGTTTAACTTCTGCTAGTGCTTCCTGTGTGCCATATTTAAAGTTACGTTTGGCATGCCAGTAGGCTAGGTTGGTAATACCAACACCCAGAGGTTCAAACTCTTGATTGGCCATTTTACTTTGTACACTCAAAAAGTCTTGATATCCCAGTAAGTTACTTAGGCTACGAACAAGTATACGACAGGCTTTACGCATTTGTTGTGGATTGGTAAACGATCCCCAATTTATACTTCCAAGTGTACATAGGGCAATACGTCCATCAGGGTCTTCGATCCTTTGGAAAGGTCGTGTGGGCAATAATATTTCTTGGCATAGATTTGATTGATATATCGGGTCAAGCTTCGTATCAAAAGGGCCCTGGTTGATAACGTTGTCAATGTTGACAAGGTAGATACGGCCAGTGTCAGTACGTTCTTTAAGTATACCGTTTTTGAATATCTCATCTGCCGATACCGTTTTCTTTTTAATTGTCGGATGCTTTTCATAATTCAAATATAGTTGTTCAAACTCTACGGTATCTCGATAAAATGCTTGATATAAGTCTGGAACTTCGGCAGGATCAAATAATGTAATTGTCTGATTGTTTTTATAACGATTCCAGAACATTTTATTAACTACAACAGAGTAATCCATTTGACGTACACGAGTTTCTTCTGTTCCTTGATTGTTCTTTAATACAATAAGATCTTCAAATTGATAATGCCAAATTGGGTACGTAACAGTACACGAAGCATTACGAATACCGCCTTGACTGCAACTACGTAAATCTGCAAACCATTTTTTAAGAAAGGGTATCATACCCGTATGTTTAATTTCTCCATTGCGAATTGGGGCACCTAATGGACGAATTCTGCCTATTTCTAAGCCGATTCCGGCACGTTTTGACGCATATTTTGCCATCATTTCCCCTGATGCAAATATACTGTCTAAAGTGTCATCGCTAGTAATGAGAACACATGAACTAAATTGTTTAGTAGTCGTCCCAAGACCGGCCAAAACAGGAGTAGCAAGAGTAAAATGACCATCGCTCGCACATTCATAATATTCCTTTACTAATTTAAGTCTTGTTTCCTTGGGTTCGTTATGGAAAGCAGTGGCAGCGGCTATGGCATAACGTACCTGTGGGGTTTCGTAGATTTTACCAGTAGCACGATTTTGTACCAAATATTTCTCTGATAGCTGAGCAATAGCGGCGTAGGTATATTCTTCGTCTTTGCTGTGATCAATGAATAGATCAATAATATTCCACTCATCTTCAGTGTACCACTCCAGTAGTTCTGGGGTATACATACCCGTGTCAACATTTTTCTTTACGATCTCATATAGTTTAGGTGGAGTATAACTTCCATAAACTTCTTTACGTAACATGCTGACACGCTGACGCCCAGCAACATACTGATAATTTACATTGTTAATTTCTGGGTTTTCTGTTTCATCTATTAAATCTACCATGGCTTTGAGCAATAGTTCATCTATTGTCTCTGTGGTCATGCCATCATGTAATTCTATTTGTGCTTTAATCTCTACCATGCTTGGACTGACCCCGTCAATTCCATTACAAGCATGTGCTACCTGTCTTTGTATTTTGCTAATATCTAAAGGGACTTTTACCCCGTTTCGTTTGACCACTGTGATCATATATGTAACCTTTTCTAATGTATCGAGATGATATTTACCGTGGGATCGTAACTTCGATTATATTTTCTACCAAAAATGAATCGGGTATAGAATCCATGGTAACTGGGATATTATCGTTGTAGTTTATCGCCCATGTTTCGTCAATACAAACTATATTGTACGATCTATTTTGAGCAGAGTCTACCAGTGTCTTTACATAAATTACAGATTTGTTAAATTTATTTGTAAATTTGAGTGAATATGCCATCATCAAGGCACGAGTGAAATCATCATATTTGTTTTCTAAAATTATTTCCCATGGTGTGGGCCAAGATTTTGGATTATAAGGATCCACTCTATGATTATAAGGCACGTAAGGCGCAGAGCGCCAAAATTCGGCAACAAGATTTAAAGGATCTTGATTAGTTTCTATCTGGGCACGTAGGCCAGACCAGATTGACACACGGTCATCGTAGGGTTTGTCAAACATTGTTAAAAGAACAAGCTAGTTTGATATTCAATAGACACATTGTTTAGACACTGTGTGGTGTCGCATACCAAGGTCACTGCGTTTGATGCTGTAACAATACTGGTAGTGAACAAAGGACTATCTGCCTCTAACAATGTCCAAGTTTCGCCAGGAGTTCTATAATCAAATTGTGGCATATTACTTTGTGTGATAATAACAAATGTACTACCAACTAGTGATATACCAACAATAAGAGCAGTCATGTTGGCATATTTGGTACTGCCGGTGATATAGTAATTACTTGTACCACCGTTAATGCCCACCAAGTTATTCAAAGCAGTATAGGAACTGGCCACAACCAATTTATCTAAACCACAACCAGCACTAATGGCCATATTGTTTGTGGTACTATCATAAGATTCCTGTTGCTCTGTATAGGTATAGGTATCAGATATACTGGCACCACCGTTGGCTGTTAGGTTAACTGTCACTGTGCCTTTTCTATCTAACACACTGCTGGACATAGAATATTTGACTTCAATATATTGACTTTGATTGTTGAAAGGGAAACTAACAATATTGGTCAATGTACCCGCTGTGGCACCAACAGTGATAGCACTGTTGTCTACAATAGATGTAGATCCAACAGCCAATGGATTATAATAAAAAGTAGGATTGTAAATGGCAAACGGAGTTCCAGCTAGCGCCACGTCAGCCATCATTCTTCTATTAAAATAATCATTGTCAGTTCTGTTACCAATACTTTGGAAATTAATAACAGCATAGGTAGTAGTTGTTATATCATTGTCAGTTAGATGTAGATCATTAGCACAATTATTAAAATAGTTGTAGCTACTGATATGACTGCTAGGATAGTTGTTAGGGTTTACACCCACATGGACAGCTTCTTGAACAATACTTTCAAATCTATTTCTTGTAATGATTCCGTTAGTAGGTCCAATATTAATATTAGCATCTGAAACGCTGTCGTCATAATAAAAATTTACACCTCTTTTAGAATTGCTGATCACATTGTTTTCAATCAGTATGCGACTTGTGGATCCTGTGCTTTCCACACAGGTATTCAAATTACTAAATTCACAATCTTTGATTTGAATGTTGGCGCAGAGTTTGGCCGCATCGGAAGTATATCCGCCATACTGTCCACGAGCTTCTACTCCCTTGCCCCATCCGTTATATTGTAGTAGACTAAATCCTTCGCCACCAACTGAGAAATCCATACTGCCAAATGTACTGGTTGTGGCAAATGTGTACAATGTACTGGCCACTGAAGTTAAAGTTGTCAGTTGAGCAAAACGGTTGGCATAGACATTATTACCTGTGACATAGTAAACGCCAGTGGTAAGATCAAGGCCAATAAAATCCGGATACGCCGCGGTGTCTACCACAAAGGTATTAGGACCAGCACCACTACTGGCATTGGCATCAATTACAAATGTTTCATAAGTCTGTGCGCTGGCAGTAAGAGCACCAAATCCCACGTCAATAATTTCAGCATTGTACACATTATCTAAACTTACCAAACTATTAGTAGAAGTAGTGCCAGTGTTAAATTTTAATGTCATGCCTTCAATGTGAATATTTTTAGGCTGTGTTACCTTGCTATTAGGCATAGTGCCATATAAGTTACCTTGACTATCTATAGTTTGAAACAAGTTAGTACTGGTATTGGTCAAAATCAGTGTGGTCAATCCTTTACCTTCACCAACTAAATTTGTATTAGGTGGAAGATATACAACATCAGAAACATAGTAGTTACCAGCAGGTATACGTAATTGACGGTTAGCATCGGGAATATATTGATTATTAAACAGATCTTGAATAGCAGTATTAAGATATGAATAAATGTCTGTAGCAGTGGTACTAGGCTTTAATCCCCAATCGGTAAGATTGGCCATGTCATCTAATTTGGTAGCTATACTAGTCACTGTGGAATTAATATAGCCCTGTGGTAGATTATCTCTATATTTGTAGGTGCTAGTACTGGCAACGGCACTGCCCGGAGCAATCAAACCAAAGATGTTTACTAGATCATTTTCTGTTAAGATACGAGTATTGCTGTCATCAACTGCTCCGTCAACAATACGTTTACCTATGTATAAATGCTCTGTATCCTCTGCCCAACCAAATTCACCTGAATCTAGTTGTGGCATCCCTGTTTGATTTTCCTGTCCTCGACGTATTTGCACTTTAGCAATTTCAATTACTGGCATAGTATAATTCCCCTGATATATTATTTATCGATCCGGACCACAACTAAATAGAATGCCGATTTGAACAGCCAACATGTACTTTTACCCAGTAAAAATAAACAATTTAAACGCTTTAAGCGAATGGCTGAAAACTCAGGTGTTACCGCCCAATACCACAGACGGCTTTGTGGGACGAATTCCAAGAGAAGCACAGCATGTTATATTGGAACATTTGGGTGCTGACATGAACACCGTGGTCAACTACAATGTCCTACAGGGCTATTTCCCTAGTTTGGATCCAATAACGATACATTCGGACCATAGCCTACTGGCAGGCAGTGTTTATAGAAGTTTGATTATTCCCATAAAGAACTGTGAACAGTTAACATGGACTTGGTACAGGTGCGTGGACGAAAGTAAAATTTATCAAATGGGTGCCGAGGGTAGATTCAATGTTGTACCCATGATTCCATTTGATGCCGCAGAAGCAGTAGGATCAAAACTATGCGATGAACCGTTTGTATCAGATATATGTACTTGGCACAGTCTTTGTAATGCGGGTTCTGAACCAGCACAATTAATCAGTATACGCATATTGCCATGGGCTCAACAGGATTGGCGTCAAACACCTAGTCTACCACCACTAGGCCTTGATATAGTTTCACTTTAACTCAATAGTTGTCGGTAGCCTTTTAGGCCAGTGGTGTGATATTCTTCTACCTTGTTTAACCAAGCATCTTGCCATTTGTTAAAATCTTGCGGTAATAGATCAAATTGTTGATATTGTAAATCTCTACTACACATAAACACCACACCTCTACGAATGTCAGTGCCGTATACTTCGTTATGTGCTAGTATGTAGGCAACCAATTGCATAAAATAATCGTCAACCCATTCTAACTTTTTAGGCTTGTTAGTCTGCTTATGATCGCACACCGCAGGTTCACCTTCAAATACACCGATCAAGTCAGTGGTACCACTATACAGTCCTGGAAAATACAGTGATTGTTCCATGGCCCATACTTCATCCATTTTACTCAATCCATTTTCAATAATAACATCAGCCATTTTATTGGCCTGTACATGAACTGGATTATTGCCAGGCTGACGTTGTTCACCAATTAAGAAGCGTTCCAAATTGGCGTGCATGGCTGTGCCAACTCCACTGGCTTCTTTGGTAATCTGTGCGGCATTGGCCTCGCCCACACGCTTGCGCCATTCATTGAGAGCAGTCATATCCTTAGTAGCGCCAAGGATAGTGGTCACACTGGGCAGTGTTTCTCCGTCGGGAGTTTGATAAACACGTTTCTTTGTAACGGGGTCGTTGACCTGTTTACAGTTTTTATATTGGAATCGTTCAATGAACGGTGGAGGATTGTAGATAGTCATAATGTTAATTATACTACCTTAACTTTATAAAAGCAATTATTTGGTAACTTCTTTTGCGGCGTGTGATGCCATGGAATCCAAACTAGGACCGCCCTTGCCTGCCTTGGGAGTAGCAACATCGCCTTGATCGGCGTTGGGATCTTTTACTCGAGTGTTCAAAACAACTGTGCCATCATCTGTTATATCCTGTATAACATCACCCTGCGGATCAACTGAGTTCTTTAATGCTATTAGAGCATCAGGTGTGCTGATGCCCAAATTGAATGGCTTAAGGATATTTTGGACCACTGGCCAAGGTAGCTCACTAGGTTGACCTTGCTTGTTGGCAAGGCCCTGCATTACTGCCATAACATCGCGAGCGGATCCTAAGTCTACTTCAAATAATCTCATTATTTGGCCAGTCTAGCAATGATGCTGTGTGCTTCGGCTAGTCTACGTGCTGTACGTTGTTGACGGCTTTCACGCATCTCACGTCCAGAAGTTACGTCACCACCCGCGGCTGCATCACTTGCGCCAAAGTCATCACCGCCACCCATGTCTGGATTCATAGCATCTGGCTCGCTGCCTGGAAGAGCTCCGTTATCGCCCACATCCATATTGGGTTCAGCACCCATTGGATTTTCTGGCATACTTTCACCAGCCAGTGTGGCAACAGCATTACTGATAGTTTCACGTTGCTGTGTTAATACTTCCAATGTTGCACTCAATGCTGGGCTAACTGCTTGTTTGAAAGCTTCAGCTTCTGCCGCACCAAAGTCAGCACGGATACTGTCTGCTAGTTCAATGATAGCCTTGGTCTGGTATTGACCAACACGTTGCATCCAACCTGTAAAGTCATTGACCATGTCGCTGGCCGCTGTAATTGTCTTGGCTTTGCCTTCTTCGTCTTCTTGTAGCAAGAATGCTAGGCTTTCATTTACAAAACGAACATTGTGACGGAACTGACTTTCTTCTAGCTGTCCAGCTTTTTTCATCTTCTGACGTTGTGCTCCGGCAATTTTTGCGCCCTTCTCACCGCCACCTGCTTTCTTGGCCAAGGCCTTAAAACCTGTGGTCTTGTTGTTGTGCTTGCCTTCATCGCGTTCCATCATGCTCATACATTCTTTACAGTCACAATCTTTAGGATGCTTCATGCCTTCCTTCATTTTGTGTACACGACCCTTAGTTGGGTTCTTAGGAGCACTGCCGCCCATGGCCTTGGTTAATTCACTAGAATCAAAGTCGGTTTTTTTGCTGGTTGTATCTGGAGTGTCATCATCGCGATCTGGATCACTGCTGGTTGCCTGTGAACCATAGCTCTTGCCTTTGACCACACGACTCTTCATTTGTTCTTTAACTGGATATTCTTTACCACCCACCTTAATCTTTTCGCCAGGTTGAACACCATCTTTCTTAGCATCACGCACTGCCTTACCAAAAGCATTGCCTTCAAGTTCTTTCTTATCTTTCTTGATAGTTTCTTTTACTTTGGCATCCTTGGCGGCTTTTTTCATTGGCTCTTTCTTATTGCCATCTTTGTCCAGATCTAGGAAGTCTGGTTTTGATCCTTTCTTAGCTTCGTTAAGTTGATCAATCTTATTTTTTAGTTGTTTCATTTGTTCGCCTAGCATTTCTTTTATCCTTGTGTTGAGCAACTCTAACATTGCTTTGTCTTTTTGGTATGTTTCATTGGTCAACAAATCATTAACACCTGCTGATCCTTCTTGTTGGAAAATACGTGTACGTAGTTTGTTACGGATGTCTTCCAACTGTTCACGATCATACTTGTTTAAGTTAACACGACTACCAAATTGCTTTTCAATGTTTTCAAGCAACTTAGCACTGGTGATATTTTTATTAAAGTCTGTGGTTTTCATGATAGGTTCCAAAATAGTTTAATGTTATTTATATGAGTTTAACCAGTTTCTCAAAACTTGTCATTATATGGTTTTTAGACATTTTGCGTTTGGCCAAGGCAGTATCATACTTGATTTGGCTAACATCAAACTGTACCAGACTAGTGTCTTTACGTTTTAGAGCACGTTTATATACCTGCTCTTCAAATTCTGCGTAACCATATGCCTTGTCTTCATTGATCAGCTGATCATCTTTAGATTTACCTAGAGCTAGATTGTTGGCCAGGATCACTGCTGTCTGTGGCAAATTGATTTGATCTACCACGGCTTCATGTGTATGATCCAGTATGGTATAAAATCCATCGTGTTTGTGTACCACTGTGAATCGGTCAAAACTCACAGTCCCGTCATTATTTTTGACAGGAATAACAAAGCCTTTTTGACGTAGTTGTTGTTTAACATTGCGTCCTAGAGTGGCTAATTTTTTATAAAGATCGTCAGTTAGAGGTTTCATGTAAGTTTTTGATCAGTTGGCTACTGTCTTTACTTAGTGAATATACGCCCTTGCGAACTAAACTTTGAGCGAGCCATTGGTCGTGATCGTCTAGTCCTGTTAGTGAAATGTTGGTGTCGTGTTTTTTAATGAAGTGATTTTCTTCATTAGTGATGGCTATGTTAACCCCTGATAATAATTGATGTATTTTCATACTTTTACTGGGGTTTGTGCGTTTTGTTGATTAGCGGCAGCTTGTTGATTTTTCTGTTGATTAGTAGCCGCTGTTCTAAACACAGATTTAAGATTGTTGGCTGTTTGTGGATTTTTTTCAGTGGCACTTAATGCCGGCATCATGGCCTTCAATGCCTTAGCTGCCATGGGATTGACATTGTTGTTAGACATGGCATTTGGGTCAGTTAATGTCTTGGCCAACACACTTGAATCAAAATCTTGCCCACCATTGGCGGCTTTGATGGGATCTTTTAAACTGTTCAAATTTGATTTGACCTGTGCCAGTTGCGCTGGATCAAACTCTTGATTTGGTTGTCCAGGCTTATTAGGTTGCCCTAGCTTATTGGGTTGATTTGGCTGTGTGCTATTAGGAGCAGGATTAGATCCAGTTTTTGGCAACCCGTCACTGTGTACGAGATCTGTGGTAGATCCGATAGTTCCTATGGCCTCGACCAATTCATGTATTTTCATATTAATGCGTTTTTTGTAAAACTACTACAATTAATCCTAATACGCCAGTAATAACTGTACCAGCTGTTCCAATAAGAACTTTGGTCATGCTAGAGTGGCCGTCTTCAATTAATTTTTTTAGATCACCAAATTTACCTTCAATAGAGGTAAGGCGTTCATCTAAACTTTTGTAGCGTTGGGCACATAAATCAACGTGTGCTTCCAAATTAGTTTTTTCTATATCAATTATTTCACCAGTGGACATTATGTCTCTCCTTTAGTTATATATTACGGAGCCTAAATTGTGCCTTGGTGTGCCTTGATTAATGTGTTTTTGGTGGTAATGTCTTTACATTCAAACATTGCCTTATCTATATTTATTGTTTCTGTTAAATTTTTAATAATTGGTACACCATTAATATCAGTTACCAGATAGGCCAAGGCATTACCTTCCTGATCGGTATATACACCCTCACGATCTGGCGTAAACGTAAAAGTCCATACCTTGTGTTTACCTTTGTAATCTGTGCCAAATCCCATGTCTTTAATTGATACTTCCTCCACAACTGGAGAAGATTCATATATCACAATACTACGTATTTCAAGACACTGGAGTAAAGTAATGAAATTTCTATTTTGATCTAATTCTAATTGACTGCCTTGATTGGGCCTAGATACCTTGGTTTGAGTAATATCTATCAATGTTTTAATTTCTATGAGATCCATAAAGTACCTATTTTATGTATTTATGGTCATAAAAAAAGGCTCTTAAAAAAGAGCCTTTAGTTGTTTTATCTAACGAAAAATTAGAATGTTGTTTTTGTAACTGTTGTGTTAGCCATTGTGTAACCTTGGTATGTGTTACTATCAGCAGCCATCAAAGTTGTCAAGTATGTAGCAAATGCGCTACCAGTACCTGGAGCACCGAAGCTAGCATAGTCGTCAGTACCATAAGCACCACCTAGTGCAGCAACAGCAATGTTAACTGTAGAAGTTGTTCCAACTACTGGAGTACCGATGATTTCAATACTTGTCTTAGCTTGGATTTTTTCTAAAGCAACTGCTAGTGGGTTACGTGCGGCAACTGCTGTACCTTGTGTTGTATCAGCACCGTAGAAAATTGTTGCTACGCCGCCAACGCTAACAGTTGATGTACTTGCTGTATCGCTAGTCTGCAAGTTGAAGTTTGGGAATGTGATTGTGTAAAAGTCAAGTGTAACACCATTCTTGAAAAATGGGGCTTGTACTGCTTCGTTCTTTTTGTAAATTTGTGCCATTTTAGCATCTCCTTATCTTTTTAAAGCTCCACCCTGGAACTCGTATGCAATTATTTATCCACTTTGGAAAAAAACGCAGATTAATCTTCGTCTTTTACATCGCCGTCTACAATGTGTAGGTGTTTAAGAGTTTCTTTATTGTCTCGCAATTTACGTATGCTACGGGTGAATTTGCTGGCATCTCCACCTCTAATACTATTGATAAGTCTACGTTCTAATTCGTAGGCTTCTTCTGGATTGAAATTTTCCTTTATCAAAGCAAGTAGATTAATGGCACTGTTGATAACATGTGTGGCACGGGCTTCAACTATGGCTTCACCGTTTTTACGTTCTGATATGGAGTTTAATTCTTCTAATAAACTACGTGTGGCTCTTTTCAAAGCAGTTTCCTTATTGTTCTAATATTTAGTTAATTGTAGCACAATAATCTGGAAAAATAAACCATTGTTTTTTATCTTGTTGTAATATACACTGATATAAATACTCAGTAGAAACACTAGTATGGTTTCTACTAATTGACACACAGTAAAGGAGACACAAAATGTCAAAACTATTAAAAAAACTTATCCAGTTTTTAACAACTCCACCAAAAAGTGGATTAGAATTATATATTGAAAGTAAACGCCCAAGCAACGCGGCAGAAGTAGATCATTATGCTCGTGAATACAGTTATCGTAACACAAACTGGAGGCACGGACTATGAAAAAGTTTTTTAAAGATGTATGGGAAACCATTAAACTTATTCAACAACTTCGGGCAGAAGCAATTGTCAAAGGTCATAACTGGTATTAAATCATGCTTAAGACAGTTAGACGTGTGTTACCACACGAATATTCCAAATATCGTCAGCATCTTAAACAACTTGACGCAGAATCTAAGATACTACGCTTTGGGTTTCCAACTAACGACACAGTCATTGACTCACTTTGTGATAAGTTTGAAGCCAATACTTCACAGCATATTCTCTTTGCTATAGAAGATATTAATTTAAATTTTGTTGCTGTGGGACATATCTCCCTAGCTGGTGAAATGGAATTAGCATTTTCTGTTCTTAAAGAATACCAAGGGCAAGGTATGGGAAACCTATTGATGAAACGCTGTATACAGTGGTGTCGTACCAAAGGTATACTTGAAGGTTGTATGGTATGTCTAAGTTCCAATGCGGCCATCAAACACCTATGTAAGAAACACGGTATCAGCATGACTAGCGAACATGGAGAAACATTGGCTACAATTAAATTTGACCAGCCTGATGTTACTACCTATGTTAATGAAGTCACCGACAGCAATCTTGCTGTTATAGACTACTTGGGCAAAAGAGTTTTAAATCCGCTTGCTTTAGTTGCTTAAAGTCTATATACTAAATACTTAGGCAGTAAAGTAACTGCTTACACAGACATTACACACATAAGGAGAAATAAAATGTCATTTGAAACACCTAAACTTCCAGAAGTTAAATTTAACAAAAATGGATATGAAATCCGTTCAGACATTCTAGCAATGGCTAAGGACCTAGTACAAAGCGAATACAGCATGAAATTCCAAGGTTGGGAAATGTCAGCTAAACGTGATGAAAAGACTGGACAAATTATAACACAAGTTGGTATGCCAGAATTTCCAGGTTTGGACAAGGTTCTAGAAACAGCAGAAAAAATGTACGGCTTTGTAAACGCTACTGCTAAAACAAAATAAATATAATTTTAAAATAATATAAAGTGGCATAGCCATTATAACATTATCGTAAAAATCCCCAGCTTGTCTGGGGATTTTTTTAATCTGTAATAGGATGACTGCCTAGGTATTCAGGATAATTTTTATTAAAATGCCGCATCACGATGCCAGCAATAGCATGTGCTTGATTTTCTTGTGGACTGCCTGTACGTCCACTGTCATGTTCTAATTCATGCTCAGTATCTTGTTTATAGTGTACTAACTCATGAGCTACTGTGCGTAAAATATCATTAGGGTGACGATTCATTAGAGCCACATAAAGTACGTGTTCGCCATTTTCATATTTGCCAAAAGTGGGTTGATGACTGTCATGTATGTGTGCTTCAAATTTTATTTGAGGTAAATGATCCAATCCAATATAACGCATAGCCAATGGTAAAAACTTTTTAAACATTTCCATGAAGTTATCTTTATGATGTTTCATTGGAATTCTACTCTCGTGAAGTGCTGTATTACCTTCTGGTCCTACATAGATTGCTCTAAAGTCTATATTGGGATATTCGTTTTTTAATTCTTTAAACACTGATAAGTTACTGCGACTGTCATCATACAAACGAATGTGATCATACTTGCCAGTGTCAGCATATCTACGAACATAAACTGCTTTCTTTTCAGCAGGAATAGCATCACCAGGTAAGTTTCCAGCACGGTGTACATGTACACGACTCATGTCAATACCAAGATCGCTGAATGTTTTTAAGAATAAATTTTTGTTATCAAAATCAGCACGGGCAGTAAGCATGATAACTTCACTGTTAGCTGAATGATTTAATATAGTTTTTAATTTTTTAACCATGGGCTCAATAGGTTTACTTTCTCTATTGAATTTTTCAGCATCTCTAAATTCACCAAAATCAAACTCTTCGCCTGGCTGTAGTTCGTAGTTGTTAAATTGCTGATTGGTTAATTCTCGAACAACATGTCCATCTCGTACTACTTTGATTTTGGCAGTGGTATGAAGTAGAGTATCGTCTATATCAAATATGACTAGACTTTTTTTAGGTTGGCTGAATTCTTTGGCTCGCATAGTGTATTTATTAGTGCCGGTTACTTTATCCGGCTCCAAGTAACGCCTGGAAGTTCAATTGCGCGGACGCCTGGGCAAGCAAGCTCGCCCCCGTGACGACAACGGTCCCTAAGGTGGGGTTAATGCGGATACGGGATACCAGCTAGCCCGCATCCTAATCTTGTCAGCCCTTCATACAGGGCTGTAAGGATTCCTAGGCCTATCCGACCCATCGTCTTCAGGATAGACTGGATAGTCATTGGGATTAGTCGGCTGATGCGTTAGCGCCACATTTTTGACGTTTGGCATTGGTCAACGCTCCGAAATCCACACTCCATTCTTTGCCTGGAGCAAGTTCAACTGCGCCCTGTGGGAAAGCAAACTGTA